TACCTTTCCATCTGTGCATGACAGCAACAGCGCAATCAATACCGCAATGCTACTGGTGCAAGTTAAGCAACCAACGTCAGTGGTAAGCATGATAGACTGCGCTGAGTATGTGCCTTCAGAATTTAAAGGTATCAAGTATGCCTACCCAGTACCAGAGGTGATGCAATGAATGATGATGAGTTTATTTTGTGCAGTGTTAAACCTAACAGGCGTACAAGTGGTACATACAATGGTATGTGTGGTGGTGTGTTAGCTATTGAGTACGCCACAGACACATGGTTTTTAGAACAGGATGAAGTGGACAATGACACAGATACAGGCACGTATGGCACAACTAATGAAGCCTATTGACATACAGATTATGATGTGTGACAGTAGGGAAGAGGTGCTAATGCTTGCCTGTGCTATGTTAAGAAGTAGTATGACTATTCTGGATGCCAACATAGGTAAACATGGCCGCACTGAAATTGTAACAGACGCAAATGAGAGTAAATAATATGCCTAACAACTTGATTATAAAAATGCCTGACGGTACACGCCTATCACTAGTGCAAGGCATGGGTGTAATGGGTAGTAGAGAGAACGGTAACATTGAGGTGGGCATCTTACGTTCTGATGGCACAGTAAACAATGATCCACGTGGCTATGTGGATGGCTCACAACTACACCAGATACTAGAGAGGATGCTGTAATGGTACTGACTGCCCTGACCTGTATTGCATTGAACGTATACTTTGAGGCACGTAATGACAACATGTCAGGGCAGTATGCTGTGGCTCACGTTGTACTCAACAGGGTGCAGGATAACCGCTGGCCTAATGATGTATGTAATGTTATAACACAACGTAATGATGATAACGTCTGCCAGTTTAGCTGGTATTGTGATGGTAAGACAGACAAGCCTGATGATGAATATGCTTGGGCATATGCTCAGATGGTGGCGGCAGATGTACTACGTGGCGAAGTCCCTGACTTTACTGGTGGATCAACTCACTATCATGCGTACTATGTCAAGCCCTATTGGTCTGACCTTATGCTATACCAAGGAGACTTTGGCTCTCATTATTTCTTCAGAGAAATTGATGGCCTCAACAGATAACACTTGCTAACACCCCTTAGTAGGTGGTATGATACCTATACAACAGGGGCATAGTTGCCCACAACCTTTTGAAAGGAACAGCCAATGGCTTTCGACATGATCCCAGACCACCTTGACTTTGCGGTAGCATATGAGGACACAAAGATGACAGATAAGAAGTACGTGGTAAACGCAGACAGTGGGCAGTACATGGGTATTGTCGGTAAGTCTTTCCAGTGTGCATCACATGGTGACTTCTATCGTGGCGTCATGGAAACAGTGACAGAGGAACTGTCAGACTATGAGGTGGCAGACGCTAAGTCTGAGTGGCGCACCGCCCGTAATGGGGCATGGGCTATGCTTGACATTACTCTGCCTAATATGAAAGGCACTATCACCACAGACAAACATGAGACAAGCATTGGCAACCGTATCATATCTTTGCATGGCATTGATGGGTCATGTTCCAATCAGGTATTCTTTGGGGCTATTGATTTCTTCTGCACCAATGGCATGATTACTGGTGACTATGACAAGGTGCGTAAGAAGAACACCGCCAACTTTACCCTTGATGGTTTCATTAAAGAATTGACACGTGCAAGGGGTGACTTCTATGACACCGCTGAAAAGATGCAGGTCTGGGCTAACACCTCAACCAAGTATGTCAATGTCAAGTCATTGCTTGATGATATGATTTCATCCAAACGTAAGGCAGAGAAAATGTTTGCCTTGTATAGCCATGAAGCTAATATACGTGGGCATAACAAGTTCTCTTTGTACTCTGCCTTTACCAACTATGCCAGCTATGCTGATGAACGTAATGGGTTCAACTTAAAGAACACAGGCAACGACACACAGGCAGTCAGCATGTGGTCACGTGAGCAAGAGGTGAGCAAGTGGGTCAGTGATCCCAAGTTCATCACACTAGAGGCAGCATAATGACTAACCTACCAAGATTTGTACAGCCACGTAAACAACCCAAGGGTGTGGTGTCCTATCGTTTCAATCCTCCCCAGTGTCTAGTCGATGCTGGGGTGGTGAGCCGCAAGGAATGGGGCAGTGATCTTAAACAGGTTAAGTTACTCGCCAAAGAGTTGAATGACTTAGTTGATAACTATCGTGAGGAACAGGCATTGATCTTCAATGTCAAGCCAAGCAGCACTGTTGCAAATTTGTCACAGTATTACTTTGCCTCCAATGATTTCAAGGCGTTGCGTGATACAACTAAGGCACATTACAGGTACTTCATTGGCCTGTTGGTGTCATCAATAGGACACATGCGGCATGGTGATGTTACCTCTAAGGTTGCAAAGCATTTGTATGAACAGTGGGTTGAGCAAGGCATCAGCTTTGCTAATCATGGTGCAACCTGTGCCAGCCGTGTCTTTAATTATGCTATTGAAATGGAACAGATCAATGCCAATCCTTTCACCAACATTAAGCGTAAGGCCACACCACAACGTAAGGTAGTTTGGAAACATTCAGATGTGGTAGGATTTATGGACACTGCCTTTGCTCAGTATCAGTACCGTAACGTGGGCTTGATTGTGGCTATGGCTTACCAGTGGTGTCAACGTCTGGGTGACATGCGTATGCTAACGTGGGACGCAATTGACTTTGACAGGCAGCGCATGTACCTTCAGCAGTCTAAGCGTAGGGCAGAGGTGTTCCTACCTATTGATGATGAGTTATTTGTAATGCTACAGGATCAACGGGGTGACTATGGCTTTCAGCCCTATGTTGCACCACACCCTGCGCCTGTCGGCGGTACGTTTCTGCCCTATGCTATGCAGAGACTATCAAAAGTAGGCCGTAAGATTATGAGGGCCGCTGACCTACCTAATAGCCTACGTCTTATGGACTTACGTAGAACTGGTGTGACACAAATGGTTGAGGCTGGTGTACCTTTGCCACAGTTGATGGCCGTTACTGGTCACACACATGTTGCATCTGTGAAACCATATATAAAAAATACATTCGCCTCTGCAAATAATGCCTTGACAGCCAGACATGCTCATGTAGAATTGAGTGTAACGAAGAACATTGAAAGTGATAGGTTATGAATATAATAGAAATTATAAATGACTTACAGTTAAGTGTTGGTGATAGTAAACGCATGGCATGTCCAGTGTGTCACACTAAGAATACATTTACTATTACTAATACAATGGGTAAGATTGTTTGGAATTGTTACAGGGCTAGTTGTCCTGTGTCTGGTGGTACAAATGTGGCACTGTCTGTTGGTGATGTTCGTAAGGCTCTAGGATTTATGGAGCCAGAGGACGCCAAGCCTGTCCCATTTGTAAAGCCTGACTACCTAGTCAATGATGGGCCTGAGTGTTGGGAATACCTCAAGCAGTATGGTATGTCACCTAAAGATGTTACTGTGTTGTATGACGTAAAGGATCACCGCATTGTCTTTCCTGTACTGGATGAACGGGGTGTGATGGTGGATGGATCAGGCAGAGCCTTGGGAAAAAGAATACCCAAGTGGAAACGATATGGTAATAGTGACTTGCCATATCATTGTGGCTGTGGTAATGTCGCTGTAGTGGTGGAGGACAGCGTTAGTGCCGCAGTTGTAGGTGCGACAGTGAATAAGCTGGATGCCTCTGAAGATGATGTATATGTCGGGGTGGCTGTGTTGGGTACATCATTATCTGAGGGACACAAGAGGTACTTGTCGCAGTTCTCCACCATAATAGTAGCACTTGACCCCGATGCCTTACCCAAGTCACTAAAGTTTGCTAAAGAATTACGTACCTATTGTAAAGATGTACGAGTATTAAAGTTGACAGACGATTTAAAATACAGTAACCCTGACGATATCACTAATCTGATAACCCTAACACAAGGATAAACCCGACATGGAATTAGCACTAATACGTAGTCTGATGAACAAAGAGTTCTATGACAGTCACCGTGGATCACGCTGCCCAGAACGCCTGTTCAGCCCTGATGTACGCAAGATCAAGAAGGCAATCGACGGTGCTATGCAACGGTATGAACGCACCGTTACACCTGATGAGATTGAGGCGTTGTTTATGTCAAGCAATGCCACCCTTACCACCGCACAGAAGACTGCCTATGGTGCATTGTTTGCCACCGTAAAGAGAGAGCAGCCTATGGGTGAGGACATTGCACAAGAGGTGCTG